CGCGTGGAAAAAGGATTTATTGATTATGGTTTATAAAAAGAAAATAAAAGGAGCGGTTCACGCGGGGCAGAAGGCCCTTAATTTGTCTCCGCTCACTGCTGTAGGGTCATATCTCGCATAGCCCCTCGGCGCCCCCGCACACTCTCATAAACTCGGGTGGCACCAGCTTGGGCGTCCTCCACGCAGTTAGCAACAACATCAGCAACGTTGCTCGCTGTGCGGAGGACCTTCGGAACCTTGCGTACTATATTGATGATTTTTGAGAACATCAAGCCCCACCCATTATAGGCAAGGGGCATGGCAAAAGGTTCTAAGTCCATGACCGTGCGTGATATGGTCAACGCAACTTCATCCTTGGGGGGAGTGGAGGTGGCAAAAAGCCCCCAGGGAGAGTTCCGACCTGGCACCGCTTCAAAGCGCATCTCAGCTTTAATAAAAGGGGCGCACGCCAACGGTATCGAGGTCATGTGACACAGCGCAAACCCATAGTTAGAGTCTGCTGTATCGCGGATAGTTCCTACAGAAGAATTCAGGCTATCTAAAGTTATTGCTCCCGACACAAATCGAACGGGGGCATAACGGCTGGCTGGGGTCATATTATAGACGGGTTGCCAAACATCCTGGCGCACATAAAAACCACCCTCTTTGATCTGGAACACACACGTCTTTGGGGTCTGTTGCATCAGATCAGACTGGGTAAAGGGCGGTAAGGTTAACATATTCACACGTCCGGCCAAAACATCACCTTCTAGGATGAAACCCACCCCAGAAGCCGTTGAAGTGCCAGATGGGGCAGCAGTTGTCGTCGACGGCGGGCCAATATTTGTAAAGGTCGTACCATCAGTTGACCTTTGCAGATAGACTGTATACCCGCCTGAGTCTCGCTCCGTAAACTGATATCGGAGGGAGTCCCCAACTGCATACGTGTCTCCATTTAAAAAACGGTAACCTTGAGTGACAGCAGGGAGAACCGAGCTATTAATTACAGCAGGCCCTCTATTGGCAATGACTGTGAAGGTATTCTGGGCACCTCCCACCCCTGGTTGAATATAAGTCGTAACTATCTGTGACGTTGATAGGGAATAAACCCGAGACCACCCCATCGGAGTCTCCCCAGACTCAGAATGGGGTACTATCTCCTTGTTCTCAGTGTTCGGGTTAAACTGTGCCACCACCACCATCCCTTGATTAATAAGAGATGGGGTGTTGGAAGACACAGTAAATCCCGAACCTGTCATCCGGAAATCAGTGATATAGGGAGAAACCCCCGTATCACTGGGAGGTGGGACGCCTATTAAAGCCGTCCACCGCTGGATGGACCAATACAGGCCCTCCTGCAAGGTCTCAACCCAATTCGGGTGAGACGCTAATTCAATCTCGCCGACATAATTGTTGAAAGACCGAGCTACCTCATCTAGAGATGAATCGGATATTTCAGCATTCCTCATGTCTGCAATCAAGAGAAACGGAGTCCTCCATAAATTAGTCCGGATTATACCAAGGGTCCACATGGTGCCATCCAAAGGGGCCACCATTGGGTTGGCCCCAGGATGTCGGATCGTGAAAGTCTCTCTAAACTGACCACAAACCGACATAGGGATGGCACCATCAGGCACCTTACCATAGTCTAGGGTCGACTTATACTCACCACATGGGTCAAGGTTGGTCTCCAACCAACCTACCGACGAAGGTGAGATGGGTTCCGACATCGCGAGAGTTCCACGCAACGCCGGGACCCGCGTTAGAGCGGCGCCAGCGGTAACCGCAAAAGGCTGATTGGGATTTCCCGTGCCTTTAACGGTTCTACGCCGACGCCGCCTCCTCGCTTGCTTACCAGGATTTCGGGCCTCGGGGCTTCCTGTTTTGGCTAGCCCCGCCACCACTTCCTGGAGCCCCCGGGCCACGCTGGGGGGCCCTGGATTCTCCTCCACGTCGCCACATGTTACCAGACTTCCGCGCCCCGCCCCTTGGGGGAGCTGGGCGGACTCCGGCAATCGTCGTGATCTGTGCTTGAAGTGAACGGACTTGCTCTTCGAGTTGCTGGACTCGGGGGTTGGGATCCCGCAAGCTTGGTCTATAAGATGGTCGTCCGGAGGGCACCTGAGGCACCTCAGCTCCCTCTTTATCCAAGCTAGGTTCTCTTCTATCTCGTCGAGCGTCCCTCGCCTCCAATCTGTTCTCTCCTTGTAGTTTCGTAGAGAGTTGTTGCACGTGGGGCACACGATCATGTTGGCGAGCATCGCTATGCTCATCTCCCGCCCTTGGGCTGTCCTCATGAAAGCTAGAGGATGGCCCTCTTTGATATTCCTCAGGTTCGCTTCTAAGATCTTCTGATTCATGGAAAGCCTCATTCTTATTTTCATTAATTTTCTTTTTCAAATTGGAAAGTTCAACTGGGTCCCTAAAGAAGGGTTCGCCTGCGGTCCTCACCCGCAGGTCCACATTAGCTCGCACTACCGACTTCACCATCGAGGCAAGAGTGCGAGATCTTGCCCCGCTTCTAGTTTTGCGGGGGGGGGCCACAACAACGTAAGTGCCACTTGCAGGTTGCCAAACCATCAAGTCCCCCCTGTCTGTTAGCTGGTGTTTAGTTCCTATTCCGGGGTTAACCCGCTCAAACCTCTCCCCAATAAGGGAGAACACATGTCGACCCCGATCGAGGAGCTGAATAGTGTCACCTAACTCGGCATCTTCTGCCCAGCTAGTCGTGGCATCCAAAGGCTGTTTATAACGCTCTCTTTGAACAAGCTCCAGAGCGTAATCACTCGCTAACTCCTTCGCCCTAGCAAGAGACCGGCCCGTCGACACCAGCCACTCCTGCCACGGCTGGGGTTTAAGGCGCATATTCCTTTGCAAAACCACAGCTCTCACAAACGGCCGCCCGTTATGGTCCAAACCGGGCTCCGTCCTCGTTGTCACTTGATACCCTGCTTTGCTCACACTTCTACACAGGGAATACCACGGTGTCTGACCGGGTTCACACTGGGTAGGTACGCCTCCAGGGGCAGGGCCCGTTATCTTCACAAACTCTCCTGTGTCATGAACAGGCTCCGCCTTCTCTCTGGCTTTTCGCTCTGGTGTGCTATGCTTCCCAATGACCTTATGCACCTCCTTAGCTCTTTCCCCGGACTCAAAAGAATCAGGGTGACCGAGCACAGGGTTGGTTGACAAATACAGGTCACCAGCTTCCTCGTGCGTGAATAAGGCGGCTTTTTCAGCCGTCTTTCGCAGGTCAACGTTGCCCATTTTCTTCCTAATCGCCTCAGCAGGGAGAGCCGCACCCATAATAATGGTGCGCTCAATCTTCTCCTGCCCGGCACGGAGCTCTTCTATCTGTTTATTAACAGACTCCATAAACTTCTGGAAGATGGTCTCCAAGGTGCCGGCTGAGTCCGGCACTTTATCTACCTTCTTGACCACCAAAGAGCCCGTAGACGTTGAGACATTTTCCGCGTAGGTAAACTCCCGCGGCTTTTGAATGGAAGGGGGCTTCGGGGGCAACACAACAGCCTCCGCCGGCATCTCCATATTGAGGCCGGTCTCCGCCACTGCAACTTCCATCAAATAGGAAACGTTGCCCTCTTTCACAGCTATACGCGTATCCATCAAACGTTTACGGTACGCGGCTATCAGGGTTACCGCATCAGGGAAGACACGGGGCATGTCACCGGTTTGATCACGGCTATACAAGCGTGTCGTCCACGCTAAATCAGGAAAACCGTCTGAAACAGGGAACTCAAAGTTCCCATCGCGTGTCAGGAAGGCATAGGAAGGGGGGGCCCCACGGCCTCCCCCCTCTTGAACCTTCATGCACACTATTTCAGAGGGTGTTTCATTTATAACCGAACCCATCAATTCGCGGGCCTGCTTGTCAAAAGCAGCACCTGTAACTAAAAGCCCGCGGGCGCGATCAAACAACGTTCTCTGGCGCATAGTATACGACTCCTTGTGCCCCAAACGAGCACGAGGGGTCACCCACATAGAGAGCCAGTCAGAGTACGGCAGGGTGGGCACAAAGACCTTTTCGTCTGTATCTGCATGTTTTACTACTTTGATCTGCAGACCTAAAAACTTCTGTTCTGTCCACAGCTCATCATAACCCGGATCCTCTGTCACAGCAGTTGGATTCCAGGTGCCCTCTTTGATAACCAAGCCGTGCTTCTCCTTGAAGAACTTGATCGCCTTTTTCTCCTTCAACAACTCAAGATCCCCGAAGAGGAGCTGATCGGCCCAGTCCTTATAGGCTAGGGCACTTTTCACCGTGTCGAATAGCGTCGTCCCAACGACACCCGTCATCAGCCCGTCTTTCTGCTTTTTCCTGTAGACCAAAGTTCCGTCTATCAGAAAAGGCGAAGACGTGGCCATCTCAACCCACAACTTTCCAACTTCAAGCCAGAACCCCTTCGCCAGAGGGTACTGACTAGTGTGGGCATGTACAACGTAATCGACCACGGCTTTTATAGTGGTCTCATCAACACTACCATCCATTTGCTTAAAGTCCGGGCAAATGCGGTACAGACGGCCCTTCTGGCGATAATATATATCTGTATCATCACCATAACAGGCGATTCTCGGGGGTTCTTTTCCAACTTCCCCCGCTCCTCGCGCCCATATAACGAGATCTTCTGCTCCTCCATTGGTCCAACTAAAACCATAGGCGTTATAAGACGTGCTCTCCTCCGTCATTATCTTCAGCGCTTTTGAAAAACTCTGGGACAAGACAGAAACCAAAGCGGAGAGATGAAACGGGTGGGAGAAATAGGGCCTTGTCTTCTCCCCCAGTTTTTCGACCTCATAGCGGTCCGTTTTGTTCTTACACTCAGCCAAAAACAACTCCGGGTGTTTATTCTTTAAAGTGGCGAGATCACCATCCACAATGTGTTGATACAACAGCGGCAACACACAATCCAACATATCCGGAAGGGCGTCTCGCTTGGACCTCCAATATGGGGGCCCAGCCGATGCAGTCGCATTCGTTTTAATTTCCAGGACTAAATCCGACAGCTCCCGCGAAACATCTACCAGTTTCTGAGGGTCATACGGAAACAGCTCCCGGAGCAGACGCCGGCTAACCTTCTCCTGCACACACGGCCTCGTGGTCTGCAGCTTTAAGCGCTCCACAAAGCCGGCAAGGGAACCATCAGTGTATGTCGTTTTTAAGGCGATATCTCTCACCAAAGGAACGTCTTCATACCTGAGGGCCACCTGGAGAGCGTCCACACTGTTCATACTTGTTGTGAACTGTCTCTGGACGCTAACTTTCCCTTTATTGTTGTTAGTGCCGGAGGGGTGGATAGGATGGTCCCCGTGTATAATACCACACACGGGATACTCACCCAGTTGTTCCAAAAAGTCTAGGCTCTTATGCTCCAGACCTTGCGCTTCTTTGACAGCGTCCCGAAGCTCCGTCACAATGCTCTTGGCGGCGGCTTGGGCGCTGTCCCTCCCCTGTTTTTCGGGTGCTTGGGGGGCCAACGTCCTGGGCGCCCCCTCCAGTCTCACCCTAAGACTTTGTAGATCTTGACGAACAACAGATGCTCTTTCCTCTAACATAGCTTCCAAACTTAAGCGGGTTGGCGCTATAACGGGGTTACTGGCTTCCATATTTTATCATCAAGTTGTCTAAGGTTGTGGGAGTTAAAGAACTGGGTCAAAGGTAAGCGAATCACCACCTTTCTTATACAAGAAAGGTGGACCT